TCTTTATCAACGCCAAATGCAAAAGTTGTTATGACCGGTAACCCAACAAGAACAAGTGGTTATTTCTTCAATGCGTTTTCAGCTATGCGTGATAGATGGAAATTAATGACTGTTGCGTGTGCAGATAGTTCACAAGTATCAGATGCCTATATAGAGGATATGTCACTTAAATATGGTGATGACTCGAATGTTTACAGAGTTAGAGTTCTTGGTGAGTTTCCAAGAGCAGAAGATGATACTGTTATTCCTCTTTATATGGTAGATAGTGCCTTGCAAAGAGATATACAAGTTGACCCATATACACCGGTTGTTTGGGGTTTAGATGTTGCGGCTTTTGGTAGTGATAGAACTGCATTATGTAAAAGGCGTGGCAATGAAGTTACTGAACCTATAAAATCATGGCAAGGTAAAGACCTAATGGAAACTGTTGGTTTGATTGTGCAAGAGTATGAAATGTGCAGCTATAAAGATAGACCAACTGATATAATGGTTGATAGCATTGGTATTGGTAGTGGTGTTTGTTCAAGATTAACTGAATTAGATTTACCAGCAAGACCAATACAAGTAAGTGAAAGCCCTAGTATGCGTGAAAAATATATGCGTTTGCGTGATGAATTATGGTTTAAGGCTAGAGAATGGTTTGAGGGTCGTGATGTTTACTTAGTACAAGATGATAAGTTAATTGAAGAACTTATAGCTCCTCGTTTTAAATTTACATCAAATGGTAAGGTCAAAGTTGAAGCCAAAGATGAGTTTAAAAAAAGATTAGGTGGGCGTTCATGTGACTTAGCAGATGCGTTTTGTTTAACTTTTGCACAACAATCATTTGTAGCAAGTGTGCGTGGAACACAACATAATTGGAATAAACCAATACAATATAAGGATAATTCATGGATAACATAAAAGATATAGTATTTATGCCTGAACAAGAGTTTGAGGCAGATAATCCTGTTACCCATGCCTTATTGGAACATTTAATTATAGAACTAGAAAAAATGAACAAACATCTTGATAGTTTTGAACTATTAACAGAAGTTTGTTTGGCAGCTGCCGCCTATACTTTTTACAGAAGTGGTGGCTCAAGTGAAGAATTTATTGAAAAACTAAGAACAGTAGATATAAGACCAGACATATCAGAGTTAAATTAGGAGAAAACAATGGAAAAAATACAAGACATTATTGAGTATATCAAGGGTCATTCATGGGATTACATTGATGCTGCAATGGGTAGCATTATTGGAATACTTTTATTAATTATAATTATAGGATAATACAATGCAAAGAAGTCAAGTATTAGAAATGGAAAAACAAGCTAAAAAAGAAACTAAAAAGCCTGTTGAAACTAAGAAAAAACCTGCAAAGAAAAAAACTACTAAATAGGATTTTTAATGGACAAGCTAGAATTTCAGGCTTTGTTGCGTAATGAAATAGAAAACGCACATGGCTATTATGATAATGAGTACGGCATAGATAGAATAAAAGCTATGGATTACTATATGGGTGAAAAGTATGGTAACGAGCAAGAAGGTCGTTCTCAAGTTGTTACAACAGAGGTTGCTGACACTATTGAATTTATCATGCCAAGTCTTATGCGTACTTTTACTCAAACTGATGATTTTGTTAAGTTTATGCCTCGTGGTGAAGAAGATGTTGAAGGTGCTGAACAAGCCACATCATACGCAAATTATGTCATAAATTGTCAAAATAATGGTTTTGTTATTTTACATAACTTTTTCAAAGATGCGTTGTTACAAAAACTAGGCGTTGTTAAAGTTTACTATGATGAAACTGAAACAATGGAAGAAGAAACATATACAAATCTTTCAGATGACGAACTTACATTATTATTACAAGATGATAGTATTGAAATTTTAGAACAAAATTCAGAAGAAATAGAAGCCTATGAAGTTGATGAAATGTCAATGGAAGGAATGGATAGTTTTGCAAGTAATATTAGGCATGATGTTGTAATAAAGAGAAAATCTTATGGTGGTATGATTAAAGTTGATAATATTCCACCGGAAGAATTTTTAGTATCAAAAAGAGCAGCATCATTAGAAGAAGCTGATTTTGTTGCACATAGGACAACAATGAAAGTAAGTGACCTTATACAAATGGGTTATGAT